TCTATAAAATGTATATTGTCCTATTCCAAGTTGGTTAGTGATTAAATTATACGTTCTAGCAAAAGAATGGTGCCATTTAGAATCAAACTTGAACCCGATCTTTTTATTAATTTCATCTTCAGTTGGTAATGAGTGTTGATTAAGCGCAAAGGTTACAGCATCTTCTTGTTGCTCAGTTTTAGGCGCTGAGTCTTTAAGCTTATTTCCTTGCTCATCAAATACATTGGTTAACCTACCGCCGGAACTATACAATACGAATTTAACACCTTCGTATTTGAATTCAATTTGAACACCATGCTTAACCTTTACATCAGACACAATGTGAATCACTTTATTGAATATTGATTCAATTTTAGTGAAATCTTTACCGGTTAAAACCTTAAACGTTATTACATTAGATAAAGTATCATCTTTAACCAACAAATGTAATTGGGACGAAACTGATTCTAGTGCGTCCACTAATGGTTTGAAGTTTGGATTTTTTTCTAATAGTTTAATAAATCCGCTTTGTCCAAGGTGATATTCTGTGCCTTCATCAAGCTGGTTTAGTCTATTTCTAAAATCTTTAAATGTTAACATAAAATCTCCTATTTTGATACTATTATTTAGGTGATAGATTATTTGTAAAGGCAGTGAATTTCAGGCGTAAAAAAGCCGGCTTAATAGCCGGCAGACTTCGGAGAGTAATGAAATTAAATCATAGCAACAACAGCGTTAAATTTAGCTACAGATTCAACGATAGCTTCTTGAACGGTTAATCTTAATTCTGGTTTCAATAAATCTAAAAACGATAACACTTTTTCAGCGGTATCAACGTTAACATTAACGCGATCGTTGTTTAAAAACACAACTTGGTAATTACCTTCAGTGTCAATAGTTTTGTACAATTGGGTACGGATATTTGATTCAAACTCAACATCGTTAGTTTCGATATCGTTATCAGCTAAGTCAACGACAGACACATTAGGAATAGCGTAGATACCAGTAGAGATTCTATTATCACGTTGCCATTTCCATAAAAACGATGGAGCACCTTTAACGCCGAAATATGCGTTAGTCAATTCAAAGTCAGTTTTAGTTAAACCAGAAACGCCTTTTGGCGAACGGTTATAAAAGGCAACTGCAACGCCTAAGTATTCGTCAGGAGTAAATTTAGCTTTAGAAGAAGTTTGGTTAGTCATTTTATACGCTCCGGATAGTTCATTAAGGTTTAACTTCATTACGATCTATTATACTATGTTTTTTGTAAAAGTAAAGCTTTTTTTATCTTTTTATAGGGATTTACATATTCATCAATTCACGAATTGATTCATACACTTCAGTTTCACTTAATCCGAAATAAACCGCAATTTTATCTAAAGTCCAACCACTTAGGAACAATTCATACATATCTTGTTGTAATTTTTTCTTCATTTTTCAATCTCCAAATAATTCATTAAGGTTTAACTTCATTAAGATCTATTATACTCTATTTTTCGCAAAAGTAAAGCTTTTTTTTATCTTTTTTAAAAATAATTTTACTCAACATTGTGTTTTAAGAAGTGGTTGATATCAGAGTAATACTTAATATCTTCTCTATCCCATGAACCGGCTTGGTAACTATCGGCATACTGTAATCTTTGCTCAGCATTTGCTTGGCGTTCAATATAATGTTCTTTACCATAAAAGCCGTATGCAACCTGTAATAAAGTGTAAGAAATATCTTCTGATACTGAATAGGCATCTTCGACCAACTTTCTAATTGCTTTATGTTCAGGGTTGAATTGGTTTTTTATAACTTCTTTAGCAGGTGTTGCTTTAAACTCAGCTGCGATTAAAGCCACTACTTCAGTCAATTTAATTTTATTAGTCATTTTATACACTCCGGATAATTCATTAAGGTTTAACTTCATTAAGATCTATTATACTACTAATTTTGTAAAAGTAAAGCTTTATTTTAATTATTTTCAAATTCTTTTTTACGCAAGGCAATAGTACCACTTGCCATTAAAGAAATACCCAGTACCGCTAACCCAAAAATGTTCAGCAAAGAAACAGTAGGTTCAACATCAGTCAAACTTGATGCGCCTAACATAACCAAAAAGCCAATAATAAATCTAATCATTTTACACACTCCAAATATCATTACGGTTTAACTTCATTACGATCTATTATACTTGATTATTTCTAAAAGTAAAGCTTTATTTTAATTATTTTTAAATTATTTTTAGGCGTAAAAAAGCCGACAATTAAGCCGGCTAATTCATCACGCAAATTTACTATTAATGAAGTTTAAAATCTTTTCTTGGTCAGAGAAGTTTTCATTTTTGAATTCAGTAATTAAATCCATATAGTCAAAGTTGCCTAGGATATTGCTAATCTTAGTATCCTTAGACTTTAAAAACTGCTCGGGTTGGTTACTACCGCGTTCATCATATCGACTTTGCAAGGTAGCCTTATCAGCAGAAATAACCAAAATATCAAATTGAGTATTAGGTAAGCTAGAAAAGAAGTCATAAGCCTTTTGACCAGTGAGCCTATCACCCTCAAACATAATATTCGCATCAGTGGTAACTGCCCAATTGATAACCTCTGGCAGAGTAGCCATACTGAGGCGGTCTGTGCCGGCAAATACTTCACCTTCGTCATACTTTCCTAGGATATGTAAATTCAAATCTTTACAATATTCTGACGAAACAAGTTTAGCTTCTTCACGCCGCTCCCAAGTATAATTTTTCATAAACTCACGAAACAAAGTAGTTTTACCGGTTCCAGGGACACCACAAACAGCAATAATTTTTCTCATAATTCAGCTCTCACGTTTTCTTTTTCAGTAGGGGAATCTATAGCAATAACATGTACTTTTTTACAGTAATTTTTTAAGGTTTCTATTTGAATAGGATCGTCCTCAAAATGGAACTGAATATCATAACCAGACTCAATCAGCATTTCGATAGTTCTAGCCTTATGTAGACCAGAACTAACACGAGTTTTTTCATGATATCGAATAGGATTAAAGAAGACTTGATTATAAATACCGCGTTGATGTAACATAGTTAGCGTTGCCCGCGTTTCTTCTATAGATCTACCGGTTATAATAATATCATCTGGGTCAGGTCTAACGCCGCGCAACCCTTTGCCCATATAAATAACGCCATCAATATCAAAAGTGTTAATTTGCATTCATAATACCCTAAAGTTAATTTTACCATTCAATTATAACTTAATTATCTAACAAAGTAAAGAAAAATCTACAGGCTCAACGTCTAATTCTTTGAAGATAACTTTAGTTTGAATATCGACCCATTTAGATCTAACTATGTTATCTTGAAGTAATTCATACATAGCGGCTAACTCTGTAACATTATCGAAATAGAATTCTGGATTATTAGGGAACATAACCCTATCGACATCACATTTTGAATACACAACTATTGGTGTTCTTGCGACAAGGGAATCATAGCAGGTTTTACCAACATAAGAAATATTCTCTCTGCCTTTACCTACAAACAAATATGCAAGGTGATTATTAATAAATTCAAAATATTCTGGGGAGTTGCCCAATATGCTACCTTGTTCTATATCAACAACAGGAATATCAGAAGATAACTTGTCAACATCACCAAAGAAATGTATCGGCGGCAAATTATCAGGATTTTCCTTTAATAAATTCTTAAAAACTTTCAACCGCGTTTTGTTAATTCCACTCAAAAAGCCTATAAAACAAAACGAATTATTTTTAGGAACAGTTTTATCCAGATAACCATATTTGCTATGGTTTTCTTTAACAAGGAAAAAAATATCATCGGAAAGGTATATTGTGTTGCGTTTTACCACATCTTCTGAAACCAAGCCGGCTAATGGACCAGCTGATTTTTTATTGAGCACAGTATCATATAACCAGTTTATTTTAGGCGAACCATTAGCTAACCAATAGACATTATTGTAATCTATAAATTGTTGAGTTTCGACAAATGTTTTAGCCTGCTCATATGCTTCTGGGTTTTTATCTTTAATATTTTTTTCCATGCTGTCTATGTTAAACATAGCAAGTTTTAAGTAATCACATGCGACATCTTCAGAATCAGTAACCCGTATCATAACAGGCTTATTTTTTCTGCTAAACATATTAGAAAGTTTATATTGTAAGATAGATCTACCGCTTAACATACCACCGAAAATAACACCGTAATTTCTGGTTGTTATCAATATATCATATTCGTCGGCAACACGTTCGATACCAATATCATCAGTCACCAAAATTGTTTTATGAGGAAAATCAAAACAACTATCACCCTCTAATGATGCGACATCGTACCGTTCAACCAGACGCAAACTGTTTTTTGATAAGGTTATCAAATCAACAATAAGGTCTGGTGTGTACTGTTTCTGTTTTTCGTACACAGCATTGAAGTACAGAAACTCCGACATGATTTTACCGTCCATTGTCACATCGTTTGTAATCAAAATTCCAATTTTTAATTTTTTAGTCATAGTTTATCGTGGAGAATTAGTTGCATAGTCGTTTACCGCTTTTTGGAATGTATAAGGTAAATTTTTAGCAATTGGGTTATTTTCTTTCAATTGAGATTCAGTCATAGGCGTAACAATACGTCTTGCTAATGCGTCACACTCAAATTTAGCATCTTCAATTTTCATTTGAACCGGCGGCGTTTTTTGCGTAATATGAGAAGCGCCGCGTAAGAACCCAACGATACCTAACTCAGCAGCCACTTTACAAAATCTAATAGCAGATACAACAACCGCACCGGAATTAGGAGAATCTTGAACTGATAATCTAGCAGTTAATTCATATCTAGCACCGGCAAACCCGTAAGCTACAATATCAATATTGGCAATTTTATTATCAGAACCAACATAAGTTCCTCCTGGTTTTTGAATAACTGTTAAAGATGGACCAGCATATAAAGTCATTCCATCAATAGAAGTATTTCGAACACTATTTTGACCTTTCAATACATTTTCTTTAGAAATATGTTTAGATTCTAATCGGTCAGTTTTAGCCATATTTAAAAAATCGGTGTTGGCTGTTCTACCGGTACGGATATTTTCTTGACCTTGCGTAGTGCCAGCCGCCATATTCATTTGAATATGTTGAGTAACTAATAATCCCGCGTCAAGCATACCGCCCTGTAAAATCTCAGATAAACGTGAGGCACCAAACCCAGAACGCATATCAGAACCAACAATAGTCAACCCTGCGTCAATAAACTTTTGTTCAACAAGTTGAGCTTCTTCAGTAGAAATAAATGTAGGAATACAGTTAACAAAATGACAGCCAGCTTTAACCGCCGCATCGATATAGAATTTGCTTGCTTCATGCGAGCCTACTGGAAGATAGTTAACGACGACATCAACTTTATGGTATTTTAACAACTCAACAACACGTTGAAAAGATTCAGCCGGAATAGCGCCGGTTCTAAACGAAACGTTTTCTGGATAGTCTAACATATGAGGAGCCACACCATCTAACTCCGGACCAGAATAAACGATAGCGCCTTTTGGTACACATGCGTCTGAAATTTCATTAACATGATCCATAGAGCAATTTGGATTTGCTCTTAATGCTTCTTTTAGTGGTAGGTTAACTTTACGAATATCAACATCAAACCCACACACGAATTCGATATTGTTAACGGTATAGCCACCGATATCTGGATACATTAAACCGACTGTATCATTTTGATTTTCTATGTAGTATTGAACGCCTT